GCAAATAATCTCTTGAGCATTCAGCTGGAAGAACAATTGGCTGAAAATCAAAGACTTCAAACACGAGTGGACGAGCTGGAAGCTCTGCTTGATGAACAAACTAAACCAGCAGAAAAAGGAGAATAGACATGGCAATCAATGGTTATAATTTATCAACAAGACCGTACTTAAGAATTTCTGGGTCCAATGTTGAGACGGTGGTAGAAATTCAACTATCAGAAGGCAACCGCTACAGCACTAACTCACGATCATTCCCCGGAGACCGTACAAATGAATCAGAAGATGTCTTGATTCAAGCAGTGCTGGATGTTCTCAAGTCTGAATTGGACCCAAGCTCTGCGATTGTGCAGGCGCAGAATAAGCTTGAACAAGCTGAGCAGAAGATTGCGCAAAACGAGAGTGAACAGAACAAGCTTGCAGCTCTTATTAAGAAGACTGAAGAGAATTCGAAGGTGAATCAGAAGGTCATTCATGTTCTTGTCTTGAACTCTGTCATGAGCAAGAATATTGAGTACGGCACGACTTATAAAAAATTAGTTGAGTTGATTCCACTAGCTGAAGTTGGTAAGACCTACTTACCACACGACCTGATTACCATTGAAGATCCTGAGCACGTTGAAGTAAATGGTGAAGGCAAGCGCATCTTGGTTCAGCTTAATAAGGAATTTACCTACAACGGTGAGCCTGTCAGCGCATTTGTGACAAATGGCTCCCTGGAGCAAAACGGAACTGGTGTTGCTTGGAAATTTGAAGGGAAAGAGTAGAGGTGTGTATGCAAGATTTAGTATTACAAGATTTATTCGAGCACCTTAAAAATCTATCGTATAGTCCGTACATTCATTTCTTTTTTTGGTTAATGGTTTTGGATATCATCACTGGCTATATCAAAGCATTTAAAACAAAGCGATTTGATAGCAAAATTGGCACAATGGGATTGATTCGTCATTTCATTGTGTTCGCTGTTATCTTACTTGTCGCGATGTACTCTCGTTCTCTTGGCGTACGTAGCTTCGGTATAGCGTGGACAATGTTCTTCTCGTTCAATTATCTATTCTCAGTAATCGAGAATTGGGAGATGATTGGGTTAGCATTTCCAGAGTTTTTGAAACCATACATCAACCAAATTAAGAAAGATAATGCTAGAAAACTTGGTCAATTACTAGTTAATGTTGACCAGAAAGATAAAATCGAAATCGAAGTTAAGGAGAAAGACGATGCAACAAATTAACGAAATCATCATCAATGCAGCAATTAGCATTCTTGTCATTTTGACTGGTATTGCAGTCAAAACTGTTAAAGAATACCTCGTTCAAAAAGGAGGAGAAAAGACAATCAAGATTGTTGAAATCCTTGCTAAAAATGCAGTCAATGCAGTTGAGCAGGTATCTGCTGAAACTGGCTACAAGGGCGAGGAGAAGCTGGAGCAAGCACGAACTAAAATCCGTTCAGAACTCAACAAGTACAATATCAGCATGACTGACCGCGACCTTGATACATTCGTTGAGTCAGCAGTGAAGCAGATGAATGATGCGTGGAGAGGGGAATAG